AAGATAAAGAATATTGGAAAAAGAAGGTAATGAAAGATGACTAAATTTGAATTGGATCTATTAAAAGAATTCTCTGATGATGGATGTGGTGGAGATTACTTTGATGAAATCAGTACATTAGTTGGCATGAGGATGAGAGGCTACTTTCAAGATGCCGAAGATGATGAAACCATTGATGAATTGATAGAGAGGTATGAAGAATGTATAAGTCACCAATAGAAACAGTAATGAAAGAAGTGTTTCAAAAGATGAATGAGGATTTTGAAAATTCAGTACTTAAAGCTGTACAAAAAGTCGGCATAAATGTTGATAAAGAAGAACTCCTAAAAGCTCTAATTTATGATAGAGGACAATATGATGAAGGCTATGAGGATGCAATGAATGAAATCAAGCATCCTCAACCCCTTAAATTTGAAGATTTAAAAGAAGGAATGTGGATATATGATGCTCCTTATGAAGAAATTGTAAGAATTAAAGAAATAGAATCTAATGAATGGATATTTCTTGAATGCATAAAATCCAAGGATTTATCTAATACATTTTTTCAAGAAGGAAGATTTTATCCAATTACTATTCCAAATATAGGAGATAAAAATGGGTAATCAGTATAGAAGAATGCAAACAGTAAAACATGCTTTGCAATACTATATCACTAGACCAGGAGCAAGTGAAAAGGATCTAGTAAGAGAAAAGAATTTATTAAAACGTGTTGAAGAAGATATTGAATGGTATGAAGAAAGACACCACATCAAAAAGAAAGAGGAGAGAACAAATGATTAAATATTGCCCAGATTTAACCGGGTTTGAAATAAGAGAATCGTATTTGCGTGGCGGAGGAACGAATAAAACAGTTATTTTAAATCACTGTTTAAAAGATTCATGCGTTGCTTATAAGGATGGTAAATGCATTAAATATAATAGCAATGTAGAAATAAAAGAAGGCGGTGATAAATAATGTACATTAATCCATTTTGGTGTGGAGTTGCAGCAACTATTCTTGTTGAAGTTGCGGTGGTTATCGGTTACGCATTTTATTCAAAGAAAAAATAATTATTTTGGAGGGCAAGGAATGAAATATACAGATGAAGAAAAGAAGATTATTGATGAAGTTAAAAAATATCTTAGAGAATTGCGCCTAATAAATATTGAAAAATTCTCTTTAACATTTGAAATTGAGGACATTCCAAGCCCTCAATCAATTAAATACAGTGATGAAGCTCCTGGAGGCTTTTCAAAATCAAAAGGAGAACAAATTACTTCTAATATGTTGCGCAGAGAACTTTTAACAAAGCGTCTAGAGCTCTTTAATATGGAACTTGATAAATTTATGCCATTGGTGTATTTGCTCAATGCAGGACATAGAAACATCATTAGAACGTATGTATGCTCAAGAGGGTACAATGAAATGATTGATACATTAGAAGAGTCGTTTTGTATCAGCAAATCAACTTACAAAAGAGAGTTTCCAAAAGCGTGTTTAGAATTATCCAAGTATATTGATTTCAACAACAAGCCATCTTTAGAAGAGTTGAATAACAAATTTTATAACAGTATCAAGGATGAATAATTATGTTCATTCTTTTTATTTTCAAAATATTTTAAAAATTTACATTTTCTTGTACGTAATGTTATAATTTTTAAAACAGGAAGTGAGAATTATGAATATTATTAAAAAGAGTGGAAAAATATATATAGAAGATGAAACAAAGGAGCTTAATTTACTTCTTATGAAGGCGCCTACTAATTTTAGTATTATTAATAATACTAATGAAGTTGTATCATATTTCAATCAAGTGAATGCAGCTATTAATGCAGAAAATTTTCATGGTATATTGGTTTTTGAATTAGAGGGTGTAAAGAATATTACAGCAGATGCAGTAATGTATATGAATGCAATGGCGATTAATAGTTTGTCAGCAAATTTAATAAATAAAGCAGTTTTGCATTTCCCAAAAAGCAGTAAATGCAAAGGCTTTTTAAAAAGATGTGGATTAGGACAATATTTGTCAGATAAGAAGGGTAATTTAATCGAAACAGATAAATATTACACAATTGTAGGCGGAAAAAAGGCAGATGTTGATCGCATAAGAGAAATAGGATTGTTTACAATGGAAAAATTAGGAATTGAAAAGAAAGATTTAGATTTTATAACAAGTTCATTTGTTGAATTGATGAATAATACTGAACAACATGCGTATGATAAAAATATGGATAAATTATGGTATGTTTTTATTGAAGATACAAAGAAGACAGTAAAGTATACTTTTCTTGACACGGGAAAAGGAATACCGGAAACGATGAGAAAAACATTCATAGATGATTTTATACCAATAGCAGTAGAAAATCATAGTTATTTTATTTTTGAAGCTTTAAAAGGAAATGTTCCTAGATCTTCAACCGCACAAGTTTATAGGAATACAGGATTACCAGAAATATATAGATACTATAGAGAAGGTAAATTATCAAAATTAAAGATAATTTCTTGTAGAGGGATTTGTGAATTTTTTGATAGTAATAGAAGAAATCCAAAATTGCTTAACATGAACACTAGTTTTTGTGGTACATTATTTACATGGGAAGTAGAAAAACTATGAAAGGGGCTGATGATATGGTTAAAATAAATATTGCTCAAGATTTCAATGATGTATTAGGTGGGAGATTTTATAGTGACGGCCAATATTCAGGGCAAGAGTTTTTTGAAGAAATTTTAAAAAGAAAATACGAAGAAGCAATTGGTAAAAAAGAAAAATTAGAGATAAATTTAGATGGAACATTTGGATATCCAAGTTCATTTATAGATCAAAGCTTTGGCGAATTAGGTAGAAAATATGGTGAAAAAATGGTTCAAAATACTTTGACGTTTATATCTGAAGACCAACCTAGTCTTGAAAACAAAATAAGGGATTATATCAAAAGAGGAAGTAATGATGAAAAAAACATTTAATTGGTTTGTTATTATTTTGTTTTTTCTTGCTGTAGGCGCACTGGTTTTTTTAAATTTTAAAAATAATAATTTTTTTGAAATGAACTTATATCAAATATTATCTTTATCATTTGTTGTAATTGTTTCTTATTATTTAACTCAAAAAAAATTAGATTCAAGAAAGCAAAGAGAGGTAATAAATGAATTGATAACGGAAATTATCAATTGTACATTTGAATTGACTTTAGATGCTTTGCAAAGTGAAAAATCTAAATTATTTATGATGGAATTAAGGAATATAGAAAACAGATTATCATTATTAGAAAAAACTTCTAAAATGTATGACACAGAAGCAGAGATTGAATATTTAAAAAGTCAGCACAAGAATATACACGATCTAGTTTCCACTCATATTGGAGACAATGTAACTTTAAATAATATATTTGTCGATATCGAAAGAGACGCAGATAATATTCGAAATAAATGTAAAGAAATTCAATTTAAACTCTACTTTAATTAAGAAAGCACTTTAACAGGTGCTTTTTGTTTTTATCATTAATGATAACTTTTTATCAAAAGTGGACCCTAATTGGACCCTAATTGGACCCAAAGTGAGCCCTAATTGGACCTAGTATGAACCCTAATTTCCATGTTATTATGCTATTGTGGTTTTTAAAGAAACGAAACAATCCCATTTAATTTAAAATCACAGTTCAGACATATAGGTTAAACCCTTTGCTAAAAAGTTCCTTATGGAGCTTTTTTCTTTTGCAAAAACAACGATGCAGTTTTAACTGCTATTTCTATAAATAAAAAAATGGAGGTGGTGACATGATTTGGAAAAACACGAGTTAGCATTTGAAGACTATAAAAATGGCATGAAGCAAAAAGAAATTGCTAAAAAATACAATACAACTATTAATACTGTTAAGTCATGGAGCCGTCGCTATGAATGGTCAAAAAAGAAGAAAAAGGGTGCACACCAAAATAAAAGTGTGCACACCAAAAAAGAATGCAAAAAAATAGCTGAAGAAATAGTAGAAACAAGTGAGCTGGATGAAGAACATCAGCTCTTTTGTATTTATTATTTAAAATATCATAACAAGGTCAAAGCATATCAAAAAGTAAAGCCAAACACTCCGTACAACAGTGCTTGTGTGATGGCTTCTCGCTGGTCTAAACAATCAGCCGTAATAGAAGAAATAAATCGTCTAAAAAAAGAACTGTACGAAGATGCTCTTCTTGATCCGCATGACATAGTTCAAAAGTATATCGATATTGCCTTTGCTGATTTGAACGACTATTTGGAGTATGGCCAAGAGGAAGTACCAGTAATTATTAAAAATCCTATTACAGGTGAGGATGAAGTTTTAAAGCAAACTGTTAATATGGTTAAATTCAAAGAATCGGCATTTGCCGATGGAACTATTCTTAGTGAAGTTAAACAAGGACGCAATGGAGCAAGTATCAAATTGGCGGATAGAATGAAAGCTCTTGATTGGCTATCTAAACACATGAATTTAGCAACCGAAGAACAAAGAGCTAAGATTGATTTAATCAAGGCACAAACAAGAAAGATTACAATTGACGATGAACAAGAAGAAATTATAGATGATGGTTTCTTGGAAGCATTAAACGCTAGTGCAAAAGAGGATTGGGAAGATGAAGAAGATTAGAACAGTATTCAAATTCAAACCTTTTAGCAAAAAACAGCGTAAAGTTTTGAATTGGTGGACTGAGAATTCACCAGTTAAAGATAAAGATGGAATTATCGCTGATGGTTCAATCAGATCAGGAAAAACTGTTTCAATGTCTCTTTCATATGTGATTTGGGCCATGTCTACATTTGTTGAGTGCAATTTTGGCATGTGCGGAAAGACGATTGGTTCATTCAGACGTAACGTTTTGAATATTTTAAAATTGATGCTTTGGTCGAGAGGTTACAAATTAAAGGATCATAGAGCTGATAACATGGTTGAAATTAGTAAAAATGGTGTAACCAATTATTTTTACGTGTTTGGCGGTAAGGATGAAAGCTCTCAAGATTTGATTCAAGGTATCACATTGGCTGGTTGCTTTTTTGATGAAGTGGCACTGATGCCTGAATCAGTCGTAAACCAAGCGACAGCTCGTTGTTCTGTTGAGGGCTCTAAATGGTGGTTTAACTGTAACCCTGATGGCCCATTTCATTGGTTCAAAACAAACTGGATTGATAAAGCAAAAGAAAAGAATATCATCTACTTACATTTTACAATGGATGACAATCTTTCTTTGAGTGAGAAAATCAAACAAAGATACAAAAGTCAATGGAGCGGTGTTTTCTATGATAGATACATCAAAGGACTTTGGACTGTTGCAGAAGGTATCATTTATGATATGTTTAATAAAGATAAACATGTTGTTGATGATTGTGATTGTTTGATTGATAGTAAAAGTTATAGATATGTCAGTTGTGACTATGGTACACAAAATGCCATGGTCTTTTTGCTTTGGAATAAAGGAACTGATGATATTTGGTATTGCATTGATGAGTATTACTATTCAGGACGTGATAGGAAAATCCAAAAAACCGATAGCGAATATGCTGATGATTTAGTTAAATTTCTTAACGAAAGAGAAATATTCCAAATTGTTGTGGACCCCTGTGCAGCATCATTTATTGCTGAACTAAAGAAAAGAGGATTTAGGGTTAAAAAAGCTAAAAACGATGTCTCAAATGGTATTCGATTAGTCAGTACAATGCTTAATCAATGCAAAATCAAGTTTTTTAGCAAATGTAGAAATACAATTAAGGAATTTTCAGTCTATGCATGGGATCCTAAAGCAAGTGCTCGAGGAGAAGATGCTCCAATTAAGCAAAATGACCATGCAATGGATGCTATCAGATATTTTATCTATACAATTTTAAAAGGCTCAGGACTTAACACTGATTTGGAAGGAGGTATTTAATGAAGACATTAGAGGTAATTGCAAAAGATGAAATTTTTACCATTTCCGATGATGAAACAATGGATATCAAACATTTGAATAAATACATTGCTAGGCACCAGCAATTAAATGGTTCAAGATATAAAAAGTTAAAAGATGGATATGAAGGGTTCTATCCAATTATGATGTACCAGGATAAACCACAATACAAACCGGATAACCGTATAATCGTAAACTTTGCTAAATACATAGTAGATACGTTTAACGGTTTTTTTATTGGTATTCCAATCAAGGTATCATCAACAGATGAAGAGGTTGCTACTTACATCAATGAATTGGATAAGAGAAATCATCAAGATGATAACAATGCAGAGATTTCAAAAAACTGCAGTATCTATGGCAAATGTTATGAAATGTATTTTATCAATGAAGACGCAAAGGTGGGTATTAGGTACATTGAACCAACTAAAGGATTTATTATATATGATGATTCAATCGTTCCAGAGCCAAGGTTTTTCGTTACATATTACTATGATTCAAATAGTATTATGCATGGTTATTTGAGTGATGATTCTTACGTTTATGAATTCAGTAATAAAAGTGGTATGCACTTCGTTGATAAAGGTTCACTTCATGGCTTTGATGGTGTTCCAGTTACTGAATATGTAGAAAACGCTGAACGCATGAGCGCTTTTGAAAGTACATGGTCAATGATCAATGCCTACAATAAAGCAATAAGCGAAAAGGCAAATGATGTTGATTACTTTGCGGATGCATATCTAAAAATTATCGGTGCAAAAGTTGATAAAGACGGAATTATTCATATTAGAAATAACAGGATCATTAATTTTGATGAAGAATCCAATACAATTGATGTAGGATTTCTTGAAAAACCTAATGCGGATGGTTCACAAGAAAACCTTATTAACCGTCTAGAAAGATTGATTTTTCAAATGTCTATGACACCTAATATCAACGATGAAAACTTTGGTACAAGTTCAGGAATTGCTCTTAAGTATAAGTTGCTTTCTATGTCAAACTTAGCCAAAGCAAAAGAAAGAAAATTCACTGGTGCTTTAGATAGAAGATATAAGCTGATTTTCAGTAACCCAATCAACACAGTTCATGAAGATAAATGGGTTGATGTTACTTATAAGTTTAGTCAAAACTATCCAGCAAACGTACTTGAAGAAACTCAAATTGCTCAAAACTTAGAAGGAGTTGTTTCTAAAGATACTCAACTATCTTCTCTTTCAATCGTTGAAGATGTTCAAGAAGAAAAAGAAAAAATTAAGCAAGAAGATGAAACTTCTAAAGAGTCTATTGTTGATAAAAGGATGTTCAAATAATAGATGAACAGCACTGAATATTGGCGTTTAAGAGAAGAAAAACAACGCTTGAAGAATATCAAAGACGAAAAAGAGTATGATAAGAAGATTAAAGAAATCTATCAAAGAATGATGGATGAAGTACAATCTGAAATCAATAACTTCTACGCTAAATATGCAAAGGATACTGGTATCACAATGGCTGAAGCTAAAAAAAGAGCTTCTAATTTGGATATGGAAGTTTATTCAAGAAAAGCTAAAAAGTATGTTGAAGAAAAGAATTTTTCAAAACAGGCAAATAAAGAAATGAAACTTTACAATTTGACAATGAAAGTTAATAGACTTGAATTGTTAAAAGCGAATATTGGTTTAGCTTTAGTGAGTGGCCATGATGAATTGGAAAAATACATGGATGAACTTCTTGAAAATAGAACACTTGATGAAATACAAAGACAAGCTGGTATTTTAGGACCAACAATTTTAGATAATGCTGATACAGTACATTCAATTGTCAACGCATCATTTCACAATGCAACATTCAGCGATAGGATTTGGATGCATCAAGATTTGCTAAAGTATGATCTTGAAAGTTTGCTAGCAACAGGACTTATCCAAGGAAAAAATCCTAATGAATTAGCCAGATTATTAAGAAAACGTTTCAATGTTAAAATCAGTGATGCACAACGATTAATGAGGACTGAACTTGCTAGAGTTCAAATTGATGCCCAACAAAGGTCATATGAAGCTAACGGAATTGATGAATATGAATATATAACATGTGGAATTGGTGATGCTTGTGATACCTGCAGGGCATTGAATGGCAAGGTTTTTCCAATAAATCGGATGAACATTGGAGACAACGCTCCGCCAATGCATCCAAATTGTCATTGTTCAACAGGCCCTCATATGGATAGAAAAATCTATAATGAATGGCTTGATGGACTTGCAAACGGAAAACACAGTTTGAGATTGGATGAATATAAAAAGATTTCAGATGTAAAAAATGATTTAAAAAAACAAATTGCATCTTTATCTAAAAGTGAAAAAGAAATTCTTACAAGATATACTGGCAATCTTGCTATGCAAATTAATTTTGCTTTAAATACTGGACGTGAAAGAAAATTCAAAAAGGAAATAGCAATGTTAGATCATGCACTAAGTAAAGGAAAGATTCCAGATGATTTAATTTTATATCGAAAAATAGATAGTAAAGTTCTACTAAATAAAAGAAATGTTTCTGATAATGACATGTTTAGTTTAAAAGGTACTACGAAAACAGAGAAAGGATATTTGTCTACATCATTTAAAAACTTTGATTATAAATTAAGAGATGTAAATCTTGTTATGAAAATTCCAAAAGGTTATAAAGGCGCATTGTATATTGAACCATTAGCAAAAGAAAGTTATAAAAATCAAGATGAGGTTTTGTTTAAAAGAGGTGTGTGCTACAATATATGTGAAGTAAAAAAAGAAAAAGATAAATACACTTTAATAGTGGAGGTAAAGATAAATGATTGATTACGATAAATACCAATTTCATATTAAAGTTATAGGAAGCAAAGAAGAATTTATAAAGCATATTGAAGATTTTAAAAAAGCTGCTCCTTATTATACAGAGGAAGACATAGTAGCAATTCTTGATGAAGAACAAGACAAAAAAATAAGGCCTTCTTTTTGGAATAGACCTTGGATGTAAGCCGACAAATAGTCGGTTTTTCTTTTGATCAAATTTAAAGAAAGGAGAATGCCAATGTTAAATGCATTATTAATTATTTTTGTTATAGCAAAAATATTAGGCTTTATAACTTGGTCATGGTGGATTGTATTAAGTCCGTTATTAATTCAAGTGTTAATTGTTTTATTAAGTTTAATATCTTGCATTATAGCTAAATTTAAAATTGATAAATTATAAAAAACTTTAAAGAAAGGAGATTATTTATGGCGGAAGGATTAAGACCACATCATCACCAAGAGTTTGAGTATCGTACGGAACAATACTTTGATAAAAAGAGAAGCTGTTTGGTTAAGAAAATTCAATATATGTGCATGATTTGCGGCCGCATTCGTTATGAAAAATATGACTGTTATGTACCACCACCCAAACCAAAAACAAAATCATTGGAAAGAAATAAGAAAAAATATGGCAATCGAGGGTGATTGCTTTTTATTTTTTAAGAGGGATTTATATGATTAATATTACAGTTGGAATTTCTAAAGAACATATAGCAATTAAATGCATTGGCCATGCCAATTACAACACATGTGGTGATGATATTGTCTGTTCTGCAATTTCTACGCTATTACAGACACTTTGCTATAGTTTGGAAGAATTAACCAAAGATAAAATAAAAACCTCTCTAGAAAAAGGAGAGGGGTATATAGGCATATATCATCCAACATGTAAGGCAATTACATTAGTCAATAGCTTTGTGATTGGATGCAGAGAGGTAAGCAATATTTACCCTGATTATGTACAATTAGAAATCAAAAATTAGCGCATGTGGCGCTTTTTATTTTGTCCAAGCATTTATGACTTTAAAAGATATGGGTGAGTCAGGCGTGGAAACTTTAAGCTACGGAGAAGAGCAGGCGTGTAACTCTCTAAAAGATACGGATAGGAGATAAAAAAATGAAAAAAGAATTAGAAGAATTATTAAAATTATCCCATAAAAGAAACTTCAATTTACAGTTATTCGCTGATGATGGCGGAGAAGGTGGTTCAGGTGGAACTGACGATCCTGAAGATAAATCAGGTAATGATGAAAAAGAAGATAAAAAATACACTGATGAAGATGTAAATAACATCATCAATCGAAAATTTGCTGAATGGGAAAAAAGACAAAAAGAAAAAAGCGCAAAAGCTGCAGAAGCTGAACGATTAAAAAACATGACCGAAGAAGAAAAAAGAAAACATGAAATGGAAGAACTCCAAAAGAAAATCGCCGGTTATGAGAAAGAAAAAGCTATTGGAGCAATGACAAAGGTTGCCAGAGGAATCTTAAACGATTCGAAAATCGTTGTTAATGATGAATTATTAGTAAATCTAGTAGCTGAAGATGCTGAAACAACAAAAGCAAATGTAGAAAACTTTGTTAAAAACTTCAATGACGCTGTTCAAAAAGCAGTAGCTGAAGCATTAAGAGGGAAAACACCTCGATTAAAGGATGGTTCAAAAGAGTTGACAAAAGAAGATATTCTAAAAATTAAAAATAGAACTGAACGTCAAAAAGCAATGGCTGAACATCCTGAATTATTTAGATAAAAAAGGAGAAAACTATATGAGAAAACAATTCAATTTGCAATTATTTGCTGCACCAACAAATACAACAGTTACAACTGATTTAGAACCAGGTATTTCGATTGATTATACTTCTAGAATCAGCTCAAATATCAATGAATTACAAGATTTATTAGGGGTTACTGAATTAACACCAATGTCTTCAGGAACAACAATCAAAATCTATAAAATGGAGGTTGGTACAGTTGCTCCTCAAGTTGGAGAAGGTGAAACAATCGGTTTAACTAAAGTAACTAGAAAGAAAGTCAAAGACATTGACCTAGTATTAGAAAAATATCGTAAATCAACTACTGCAGAAGCAATCCAACGTTCAGGTAGAAATATTGCAATTAACCAAACTGATGAAAAAATGGTCGGTGTCATTCAAGGACAAATCAAAAAGACTTTCTATTCTACATTAAAAGAAGGTACTGGTACTGCTACTGGTAAAACTTTACAATCTGCCTTATCTGCAGTGTGGGGAGAATTAGTTAAACATTATAAAGATGAAACAGTTACACCTATTTATTTTGTATCTACAGATGATATTGCTGAATATTTAGGTTCAAAAGAAATCACTTTACAAACTGCTTATGGATTCACATACTTAAAGGATTTCTTAGGTTTAGGTGATGTCATCGTTTCACCTGAATTAGAAAAAGGTACAGTATATGGTACTGCCAAAGAAAACATTGCGGGTGCTTATATTCCAACAAACAATGGGGACGTTGCTGATACATTTGGCTTAACAAGTGATACAACAGGTCTAGTAGGTATGGTTCACACTTCTAAAACAGACAATGCAACAATTGAAACATTATTAATGTGTGGTGTTAAATTCTTTGTTGAATACGTTGATGGCGTATTCAAAGGAACAATCACTCCAGGAGAAGCTGCTTAATGTATGTTGCAATTAAAAGATTCGTTGATTTAACAGATGATGATCATATTTACAATGCTGGTGATATGTACCCTAGAGATGGTTTTGAACCATCTAGGGAACGTATCGTTGAGTTAGCAACATCAAAAAACAAACTAGAAACACCACTTATTACTTATATCGAAGACGAAAAACAAAGTGTTGCAGGAAATGACAAAGTAGAAGATGAAAAAGACATACCTAAGAAAACAACTAAAAAAGCTAAAAGTGAATAGTTATGGCAATCATTGATGATGTAACTGCGTTATTAGGATTTCCTGAAGAAAAACCTAACAGGACATTAGATGTGATTATTCGTCTTACTACTAATCGTTTAAAAACACTATTGGATGTTGAAGAAGTACCAACTGAATTAGAATATATCGTTACTGAAGTTTCAATTGTTAGATACAACAGGATTGGTTCTGAAGGAGTCACAAATCATTCAGTTGAAGGAGAAACCATGTCATTCAGCGACAATGATTTCAAGGGGTATCTAGATGATATAGAAGTTTGGAAAAATAAAAAGAACGAAGTAAAAGGAGTTGTCAAATTCTTATGAGATATGACACTCCTATTTATTTTCAAAAAGTTACACAAGGTGAGTATGATCCTACTACCGGAGATTATGGAGAGGATACAGTAGATGAAACCTGCGTAATGGCATCCGTCATGGATACAAGGACTGAAACAATGCAAGTTGTTTATGGTTCTATCAAGCAAGGAAGTAAAACGATTCATATTCAAAACCATTATGATAAGTCCTACGATTCTATTAGAATTGATAATAAGATTTATCGAGTGGATTATTCTAGAGCCCTTAGAAATAAACATTCATTTATCGTTCACGAGGTACAAAATGGTTAGAAGCATTAAGATCACAGGCATCAAGGAATTGGAGGCTAAACTCAAAAAAAATGCTACTCTCGATGATGCCAGAACAGTTGTAAAAAAGAATGGTGCTGAATTGCAAACTTTAATGACAAGAAATGCAGTTTTTGTTAAAGGATACTCGACAGGCACAACAAAGAGAAGTATTCGATGTGCATTTACTGATTTGAATTTAACAGCAACGGTTGAACCAACAACATACTATTCACCTTATCCTGAATATGGAACACGTTTCATGTCGGCCCAGCCCTTTGTAAGACCATCTTTCAACATTCAAAAAGAAATCTTCAAAAGAGAACTAAAGAAACTAATGAAATGAGGTGTGTTATGGATCCTCAACAAGAATTATTCAGCTACTTTTTAGTGGAATTAAAAAAAATATACAGGGATATGGTTTTTGATGGATATATGCCTCCTGAAAATACCCCATATCCTTTTATCTATATTGCCGACAGTCAACAAACTGATGATTTAGGTAATAAGACAGCAATCTTTAATGATGTTTATCAGACAATCCATATATGGAATGATACACCTAAAAAAAGAGGGACTGTCTCAAAAATGGCATATACAATTAAGCAACTGGCAAGAAGCCTTGAATATACGAGTAATTATAAGTGGGATGTAAGGAATGCAGATCAACGTATCTTGACCGATACTACTACATCAACACCACTTATGCATTGCATTATTGAATTTGGATTCAAGTCCTCACCAAAAGCCAAAAAAATACAAGGAGGAAAAACAAGTGAATAGAAAAATTGATTTACAAATGTTTTCAGGTACTTCTCCTGAAACTGTTTCAGGGAAGAAATTAGTTTATCTCTTTAGAGTTGCTGAAGATTCAAAAACAAAATCTGCAGGAGCGTTGGCTTTCACTACTGAAAATGAAAGAACTGCTTCAAAAGATGCTGATTCAACAGCCACTAAAGACGGAAATGTTCGTACACCTGGATCTGCTGAAATTGAAATTACAAGTACATCTTTATTAACAAAAGGTGACGAAATGATTGATAAATTAGAAAAAGCTATGCTAGGTGATAAATTAGTTGAATGCTGGGAAGTAAATTTAGCCGAACCAGGAGAAAGCACTAATCAAGGAAAATATAAAGCTAAATATTATCAAGGATTTTTAACAGAATGCTCAACATCTTCAAGTGCGGATGGCAATGTGGAAGTATCGTTAACATTTGGAGCAAACGGCAATGGTGCAGATGGCTATGCATCTTTGACAAAAGAGCAAGAAGAAATCGCATCATATGTTTTCAAAGATGTTACAGCTGAAGAATAAGCGAGTAGAAATACTCGTTTTTTATTTTATTTAAAGGAGAAAAAGAAATGGAATTAATTATTAATGAAAAAGTATACAACTTTAAATTTGGGATTGGATTTGTGAGACATTTAGACGGAAAATCATCAATCAAACAAGATGGGATTCAATTTGGAATTGGATTGGAAACATTGATTCCTAATTTATTGACAGGGAATACTGTTACTTTATCCGATTGCTTGTTTGTAGCAAATATGACTGAAAAGCCAAGAATCACTCAAGATCAGCTTGATAACTATATCGATGATGAAGAAACAAATATCGATTCTCTTTTTGATGATGTGCTAGAAGAACTAAAAAAGTCGAATGCTACAAAGAAGAAAGCAGAGAAACTGTTAGAAAATTATCAAAAAGAACAAGAAAGATTGGAAGCAATGGAAGCAACTCAAATTCAAGCGACAGAATAACATATGAAAAAATAGTAGAAAACTGTTTTCGATATTTAAATATCAATGATATTGATAAAATCAATCGTTTAACGATTAATGAATATAAGTATTTGATGTCAGGTGCTAAATATAAACTTGTTGATCAACAGGAACAAATTTTCTTGTTGGCGTGGGCCATTCGACAAGCTAAGTCTAGGAAAAAAAGCGGTAGATATTTTTATCGCACATTTAATCAATTCTTTAATCGTAAAAAAATCGAAAATCAGTTGGATAATAAAAAAGATACTTCCTCTCTTATTTCAAGAATTCAAGAAGCAATAAAAATTCAAGAAGGGAAGTGATAATTATTGGAAACATATAGTGTAAAAGCTGTGCTTAGTGCTGTTGATTCAAATTTTACAAGCACTATGAAAACGGCTAACAACAGTCTTACAGGAATCAAAACTGCAAGTGAAAGTGCTACAAGTTCCATCATGAAAATTGCTAGTGGTATAGGGGTTTTTAAAGCTTTGAGTGCAAGTGCTAACTTAGTTAAAAGTTCTATTTCTTCAGCTATGGGTCGACAAGACACTATGGAAGCGTTCAACCGTACTATCACTCAAATTACAGGTAGTGCAGAAAATGCTACTAAGGCATTAGAAGATTTAAAGAAAATCACTAAAGGTACTGCGTATGGATTGGATATTGCAGCAAAAGCAACTCAAAACTTTGTTACTCGTGGTATGGATTTATCAAAAGCGACTAAGTCTGTTGGCATTTGGGCAGATGCGGTCAGTTTCTATGGTCAAGGAACTAATGAACAATTAGAGACAGTTACTGATGCCTTAGCAAAAATGCGAACCAAAGGTACAGTTGAAATGGAACAATTGAACCGATTATTTGATGTTGGTATCAACGCAGTTGGAATCTATGCTAAAGCAGTTGGAAGAAACGCAGCCGATGTACAAGAAGATTTATCGGCAAAAACAATCACTACTGAACAGTTCTTAGATGTTGTAGAAAAAGCTATGGCAGAGGGAACTAATGGAGTTGATAATTGCTGGTGCAGCGTTACAAGCCGGTTCATCTTGGACAGGTACGATTGATAACATGAAAGCTGCAACGACTCGTGGTGTTCTAAGCATCATGCAAGCAATTGATAATATGCTTTCTAAAAATAAACTGCCTCAAATGAGAGAAATGATTTCTCAGTTCGGTAAAACCGCTGAAGCAACTATGAATGTCATAGCTGGCGGAATTGAAAATTTAAAAGATGTTGGAGCACTCATTCCACAAATTGGAGCACTAGGAAGTGCTCTTTTTGTTGTTGGTGGAAGCGTCGATTATATAAAATCCCTAGGTGGAGGTTTTGATTTATTATCAAGCAAAGTTACCGGGCTTAAAAGCTCTATCGGTAGTGTAAGAAAAAGCCTGAATATTCTTAAAAATACATTCGTCGACAGCATGAATAAATTAATGCCGGCCCCTATTAAAAAGAGAGTGCTAGGGAATTTATTAGGCATAAAAATGAATGGAATATTAGTCTCTCAAGAGCTAGGGGATGCGTTTGATAAAGTATCAAAAAAAATCCCTGATAAATTCATGAAGATGGGTTCAGGAATCAGCAAAGGATTAAAAAAATCAACGGATGTCGGTATAAAAGCTATGTCAACAATGACGACAGGATTAACTAAAGTATTTGCAATTGCTATGAAATCAGTAGGACCTGCAGCTATTTTAGGATTAGTTGTTGCTGGATTAGGAATTATAAATAATCAGTTTGGAAGTCAAATTGATAAGATGATTGCAACGGTCGTTACACAGGCACCTAAAGTGATTGGTAATTTTGTAAAAGGAATTACTAGTCAAATGCCTATGTTAGCAAGTTCAGGAGCACAGTTACTTGTTCACTTATCAGTTGGAATAACAAAAACATTACCACTTGTTGTAAATGCAGGTATGCAAATATTGAATTCAATTATTCAGGGAATATCAGCTAACGCTCAATCAATTGTTAAAAGCGCGTTGCTAATTGTTGGTACTTTAGGTGGCGCAATATTAAATGCTATACCTCAATTGCTTGGAATTGGATTACAATTCATTGTTTCAATTACACAAGGTATTTTAGATAACATGCCTTTAATATTGGTAGGAATTCAAACTATGATTACCAATATTACAACAGCGATTCAAACACAACTGCCTACAATGATACAAATGGGCGTTCAAATTCTACAAAATATTGCTACCGGTATTGTTCAAATGCTACCACAAATAGTCGTAGGAGCAATTCAAATTATCACAACGTTAATCGATACAATTAGCGGAAATCTTCCAACGATCCTTAATGGTGCGGTAGAAATCATCAATACATTAGTTGGTGGCTTAATCAATAATTTACCACAAATAATCAATGCTACAGTTGAGTTGATAAGAGCGATTTTAAATGCAATCATTACAAATCTTCCTCAAATCATGACTGCAGGTGTTCAAATCATTTTGAAATTAGCTTCAGGATTGATTTCAGCGATACCTCATGTTGTTTCAGGTGTAGCCAAAGTTGCTAAAAAGATTATCTCAACATTTAAAGATACAAACTGGTTGGAAGTTGGTGTTAATGTCATCAAAGGAATCGCAAAAGGAATTTCAAGTGCCGCAGGTCAATTATGGGACGCAGCTAAAAAAGCTCTAGGCTCATTCAAAGATAAAGTGTTAGGATTCTTTGGAATTCATTCACCATCCCGTTGGGGTAAATGGGTAGGTAGAATGCTTGATACTGGTGTTGCTAAAGGTATCGGTGGTTATACTCGTTTGATTGGAAATCAAGCTCAAAAAATATTCAATACTGTACAATCGTATGTTGGTGATATCAGTAATCTAGGAATGCAATATTCCTTTGCTGGAGATATGGGAGTTGCAAGCGTAGAACATTACGTTGATTACAATGACGACTATATTAGTTCTAACGGCGGAGATAACAGCAAGAATGAATACTATTTCACAATTACAAATGAAATGGATGGAAAAACGTTAAGTAAAGAAACTTACAAGTACGATCAGGAAAATGCTAAAAAAGATGAAAAATTTCTAAAAAAATTGAGAGGTGAAAACTGATGTCTTATAAATTCATAGATGTAGATGATATTGTAGAAACGTTTCTGCCAGCTGAAGCAATGTCATATAACGGAGTTTATCTTGAAAACGAAATAGAAGGGTATAGAACATTAAATGTGAGCGGACGTGAATTATTGTCCGCTTCTATTAAAAGTTCCTCTGTTGATGGAATTAGTGGTTCTAAATATCAATATAAGACATATCCATCTCGTACAATCATAGTAAAATTTCAATTGATATGTGATACTGATAGAAAATTTAGAGAAGCATTCAATAGAATGAATCAAATTTTAAGTGCAGAACAAGTTAAAATCATTTTCAACGATGAACCTGATAAATATTTTATTGGAACAAAAGAAGGAAATACAGACATCGAACCCGGGAAAAATAGCGTTATCGGTGAGTTTGAAATCTATTGCGCTGATCCTTGCAAATATTCAACTGTTTTAAAAGAGTTTGAAGGTGTTATTGAAGATGATGAATTGGTTGTCAACGTTCAAAACAATGGAACTGAATCAGCTACTATTGATTATGAAGTAACCAACAATGCCGAAACAGGATATTTAGGAATTGTATCCGAACATGGTGTTATGGAGTTTGGTAAAATTGATGAGGTGGATGGAACAGTTTATCAACAAAATGAAACATTGGCTACTTTGAATGATTTTATAAACGCAAAGGATGATACTGCTGGTAAAGATGCTATGCACCCATTGTACGGGACAAGCGGAACACTTGCCACCGATAGTTGGCATGGCAAGACCTTTTTAAAATTTGGCAGTGTCGGAACAAAAAAAGGTTCAGCAAATGGAGGAATGAGAACGTTCATTTTACCCGCAGATTCAAATGGAGATACAGGTTGTAAAAATTGGTATTCATATTTTCATCTTTTGTTTTATGCAAATGTGATGGGGCAAACTGGTGAAATGTCTATCAGTTTTTTAACCGAGGACAATAAACTTATTGCAGGGTGTAACTGGTATAAAACGGACTCCGTTGGAAATACAGCTTCATATGATTTTGTTGTCTATAATCCTGATGTTAAATCTTCAGATGCCATGGCTGGAAAAGTATTAAAAACATGGAATTATACAACTTCGCATTTACAATCTCAAAATCCCTGGTATTGGGATTGGGGGCATTGTGATTTACGTAAAGAAGGTTCAAGAATAACCTTTTTTTATTATGGAAAGTATTACACTTACACAGTTCCTGAAATTGAAAATATGAAATGTGCAAAAGTTCAAATTTCCATAAAACAATGGGGTGATAGAAATGGCAACAAATTCATGTACTATGCAGGGTTTGATAATTTCTATATCCAAAAAATGCATGTTGATAAATGGAACGATGTACCCAACAGATATTCAAAACACTCGGTTCTTTCTATTGATGGTGAGACATCACATTTTTTCGTCAATGGAATGCAAAAACAAAGTGAAGAGATATTAGGTACTCAATATTTCAAAGCAGACCCAGGTAAAATATACAACAAATTCTACGTTAGTGAGTGGACAAAAACTCAACCAACAATAAAAGTCAGAATAAGAGAGGCGTGGTTGTAGAAAATGGAATATATTAGAATTGCAGTTTTGAGCGCATATGATGAAGTATGCGCTTTTCTTGATAATTCAATTGAAAAAGCAATGCACTATTGGGATGATGAGTTACACACTTATTTAAAAGGTGCAGCATATACTTATTCATTCAAAACATTTACTGATCATGAGGATGCTCAATTTTTGACAGTAGGAAACAAAATATCGTTTTTATATAAAGATAAAGGATATTATTTAAATATTGTCGATGTTGATAGAGATGAGATATATACAACAGTTACTGCATTTGGTTTATCTCTTGAATTAACAAATGAAGAAACAGGTTCGTATAAGGCGTCTGGTGCAATGTCGTTTGAGCAGTATATTACAGCATTCAACTTTGAAAAGCCTTTTGAAATAGGAATAAATGAAGTCAGTGACAAACGTATAACAAACGAATGGGAAGGTACGGATACTATTCTTGCCAGACTGTTTTCTCTAGCAAATGTATTTGATACTGAGCTTGAATTTGTAACCGAATTGGATAAGGATTATTCACTTAAAAGAATAGTCATGAATGTCTATAGAGAACATGATGACAATCATCAAGGGATTGGCTCCGATAAAACAAAACAAGGTACTATCAAATATGGAAATGATATAAAAGGAATATCGAAAAAAAGTGATATTACTGAGTTATACACTGCTATTAGACCAACAGGCAATAATGATTTGACTTTAGCGGATCTTGATAAAAGCGAATTTGACGCAAATGGAAATTTAGAATATTCTAGCCCTAAAGGAACTATTGAAATTCTAGCTCCTCAAGCAAGAGACAGATTCCCTTCAACATTGATGGCTGATATAAACGGTCGTTATATTTGCAAAGTATGGACTTATGATACGGATAATGTAAACACATTATATGGCCAAGCTCTTGCACAATTAAAAAAGAACTGCATACCTCAGGTATCGTATACAGTTGATGGCTATATTGATGCTGATATAGGGGATACATTTGTTATTGAAGACAGTGAATACAAACCAACTTTGTATTTAAAGGCCCGTATTACTGAGCAACAAATTTCTTTTGTAAATAAAGATAATTGTAAAACGACATTTGATAATTTTGAGGAACTTGAATCTCAAGTTAATTCTTCATTGTTAAACGAGATGAAGGATCTAATAGCACAAAATAAAATTTATGATGCAAATATTATTTCTAACAATGGTATCTTATTTAAAAACGATGATGATCAAACGATTCTAACAGCTTTGATTAAGAACAATGGAGTTGATATCACTTCAAAATTTGAAATTATATGGTATGCACAAGATGGAGAGATACTTTCAAAAGAAAAGGAATTACTAGTCAAATCATCGGATTTTATAGATAAGAAAACATACTATTTTGACGGCTATATCAATAATAGTGTAAAAGCAACTTGTGAGGTTACCTGTATCAATTTAAGAGATGGTAAAGACGCAATTGTATTACATGTCAGCAGTTCAAACGGGACATCATTTAAAAACAGCGATATCTCTACAACTTTTACCGTGTCAATTATCGTTGGAGATAAAAGAATTGAAAATTCAAATGATATGTATAATATTTTTGGTAAAAATGCAAGGATCATTTGGAAAGTAAAAAGAATGAATGAAGATGAATTTAAAGAGCTGTTATCAACAGATGAACGCATTAGTGATAATGGCTTTATTTTGACTATAACAACAAGGGATGTATACATTAAAAGTACATTTACTTGTGATTTTGATTATTGATAAAAGGAGATTATAAAATGGCAATTAAAGCAAGTGCACAAATTGATTTGATAGATTTAACAGATGGTTTTACCGTTGTATTAACGAATGAGAATCATACTTTTTTAGGAACTACATCGGCTGTTGATGGAACACAAACAGCAACTTGTCAAGTTCAAGCTTTACAAGGAGAAAATGTTGTAAATTGTGAAGTTGGGGATGTGACTTGTCCTACAGGTTTATCAATTGTCAGCGACGGGAAAACACCTGTACCTACTTTAACTATTACAGCAACATCCGCTTTAACTAAAAGTGGAAGTGTTATCATTCCTGTAAAAATCGGGGAAATTACAATTAATAAAACATTTAGTTGGTCTATTGCATTTAGAGGAAGCAACGGGACATCAGTTACAATTAAATCGACTGAAGTCACTTATCAAGTTGGTGCAAGTGGTACAACTGCACCTACAAGTGCATGGTCATCTACAGTTCCAACAGTAGGACAAGGGGCTTATTTATGGACAAAGACAGTGGTAACTTACAGTGACGGGAAGTCTACAACTGCATACTCAGTTTCATATAACGCTAAAAATGGTTCATCTGTTACGGTTTCTAAAACAGAGGTAACATATCAAGCAAGTACCAGTGGAACTACAACTCCTAGCGGTACATGGTCTTCAACAATCCCAAATGTTGCTCAAGGATCATATCTATGGACAAAGACAGTGGTAACTTACAGTGACGGGAAGTCTTCAACATCTTATTCTGTTTGAAGACAAGGAGTAAATGGATCTAATGGAAAAGATGCTTTAGTAATTGTAATTTCATCATCGAATGGGACAATCTTTAAAAATACTGATATTGCTACAACATTAACAGCCCGAGTTTACCAAGGAGGTGCAGAAGTAACTGGTTCAGCATTAACTGCTTTAGGAACAATCAAATGGTATAAAGATGGTGCTACTACTTCTACAGCTTCTGGATCAACTTTAACAGTTCAAGCCGGAGACGTAGATTCAAGATGTAACTATACCGTCCAATTAGAAGGATAAATTATGTCTGTAAAAGCTAGAGGCTCTATTACATTAATTAGAGTAAATGACGGGGAAGATGGTAATGATGCTATTACTGTTTCCCCAACAGCTCCGTCTAATCCTGTAACAGGGCAGTTGTGGCAAACTGCGTCAGGCAATCCAATCAAAAGATGGGACGGTTCAAAATGGGTTGTTCATTATATTTCTGTTGAAAATTTAAAAGTAGATTCGCTAAGTGCTATATCGGCAAACCTAGGCGCAATTACTGCAGGTTCGATATCGATTAATGATAAGTTTTCTGTTACTTCATTAGGTGTCTTAACTGCAACAAGCGGAACCATTGGTGGAATAAATATTTCTTTAGATAAGATTTCAGCACAGAGCACTTCTTATGATGGATTTACATCTTCTTATGAGATACGTAGTGATGGGATCATATCAATAGAAAATACCGGAAGTGGTAGAAATTATTCTATAGATATGAGAGCTGATAAAATAACAATAACTGGTATGAATGAAACAGGATCTTTTACGCGTTCGACAAGTATAGGAGAAAGATCAATAGTATTCAAAGCTCCTACTGAATCTGATAAAGCGTTTATAGGATTAGGATGGATTGGCAATTCTGATAAATTATCAGGACTGATAATTGAATCTAGTAACATAATGTTGGAAGGAAACATTTATGATGAAACAGGAACACAAAAATATATGTTTGGATTACAATCAACATATGATTTTTAATTAGGAGGTATTTTAAAATGAAACATAATACAGCGAACATCGTC